AGGTATTGGTTTTCCTAAGAACACTAAACAGTTTAGGGATTTTAGGCAGACAACTTCTAATAGTCCGATAACAACTGCTGGCACAAGAACATTACCAGATAGTGCTTCGGCAGGTAGTGATATTGCTGATCCGAAACTATCAACTCCTGAACGAGGAATGTTTGGTGATGCTACTATGACATTATTAACAAATAAAAATAATCCAGCAGTGGAAGTTAGATTTCAAGATTTATTTCCTGTTTCATTAGGTGCATTAAACTATACACAAAATGCAACAGATATAGAATACATAACAGTTGATGCTACTTTTAAATATAAATTATATGAAATACATACCTTATAAATAGGATTGTAAAAATATATAATGTGGAGTTATTATGACACTTGATGAGTTGAAGGCACAAGTCGCAAAAGACTTGGTTGTAAATGATGAAAGACTCGATACAGAGTCACTAAGAAATCAAGAACTTTATTCTAAGTATCTACAAATAAAAACAAACTTTGAATTACTTTTGTATCGTGCGAAAGGTGCTTACAAAGTATTGTACAGAGAAAAATGGGAATACTATGGTGGTAAAGCAGACGCAAAAGTTTATGCTACTAAACCATTTGACCTCAAAGTATTAAAATCAGACCTTAGTGTCTACATCGAATCAGATGAAGATATTATTACTTTAGAACATAAAATAAGTTATTTAGAAACAACTATAAAGTATATAGATGGTGTATTGCGTTCAATACAAAGTAGAGGTTGGGATATTAAAAATGCTATATCGTGGAAACAATTTGAAGCAGGTATGATGTAATGACAGTAAAGTATTATGATTATGTACAGAAGTATGTGCGTTTTTATGAAGATGTAATATCTGAACAAAATTGCCATACATTAATGAATGCAGAGTTTGATTATAAACCATCGAAGTATGCAACTCATGAGTCAGAAAGTCCTCGTAGCAAAGAAAGAGTAAAGATGGACGATGCTTGGATTGCTGAAACTAATGAACATTATAATATAATTAAACCATCGTTCGAATGGTTAATTAATCAATACCAAAAAGAATATAAAAATTGTATCATCAAAAATACAACACCATTTAGAATTAATCGTTATTCTGTTGGTGGTTTTATGTCAGAACATTGTGATAACATACATCACAGTCATGGGCAAACATATGGATACCCACAACTATCAGCATTATTATTTTTAAATGACGATTACGAGGGTGGAGAGTTTTTAGTTAATAATCTTTCTTATCCTAAAAAGAAAGGTTCGGGAATTATTTTTCCATCAAACTTTATGTTTCCGCATCAAGTAACAGAAATAATGGAAGGAGCACGATGGAGTATAGTAACATGGTTGATGTAAAGGAACATTTAGTTTTTCCTACACCAATTAATGAATTCAAATATGAATTGACCAATAGTGAAAGAGATTATATTTTTTATCTTTTAGAATTATCAAATACTTTTCAAACAAGTGATAATCTAAATCATAAATTTGAATTAAGTAACTTTACTGATTGCATACAAAAGTCTTGTGAGCAGGTAATTACAAATCAAGGATATCAGTTTGATAAAGTAGAGATAACTGGTATGTGGGCAAATGGTTTAAAGAAAGGTGAAACTCATGCACCACATACACATTCAAATAATTTTTTATCTGGTGTATATTATGTTGTTGCTTCGGAGTTTAGTTCACCCATACAATTTTTTGATCCAAGACCACAAGCAAGCATATTAAGACCAAGAGTAGAAAAGATGTCAAATCTAAACAGTAGCATGATACAGTTTAATTCTGTAAAAAATGTTGGTTTTATTTTTCCTTCTTGGTTACAACATTGGGTTCCACCAACCAATATAGGTAGAGTTAGTGTATCATGGAATGTTATCGTAAGAGGACAATATGGTGAACCAAACACCTTACAAAATTCACATATCTAAACTAAATGAAACTTATCTAGTTGTTCAGTGCGACAACGATGGTGTCATGATGGAGATGGCAGAATTTTTTACATTTGAAGTTCCAGGTGCTAAATTTATGCCACAGTATAAAAATCGTGTTTGGGATGGTAAAATAAGATTACTAGACAGAAGAACTGGTAAAATATATTTTGGTTTAATAAAGTACATACTAGAGTTTTGTGAAAGAAATGAGTTGTCTGTTGTTCTAGATCCACAAGTATCGCACAAAAAAGATATTGATAGAGAAACCATCGAAGGATTTATCAAATCGCTTAAACCAAAATCTAGAGGTCAAGATTTAGAGATTCGTGATTATCAATTAAACGCAGTTCATCACGCAATACAAAATCATCGTGCTTTATTTTTAAGCCCCACTGCTTCAGGTAAATCATTAATCATATATGCTATAATAAGATACTACACATTATTATTACAAAAGGAAGAAAATAGTAAAATATTAATACTAGTACCAACTACATCACTAGTAGAACAAATGTATTCTGATTTTATAGACTATGGATGGGATGATAAATACTTACATAGAATATATCAAGGACATTCTAAGGATACAAACAAACCAGTTGTTATTTCTACATGGCAATCTATATACAAATTACATAAGTCATATTTTAAACAGTTTGGTTGTATTGTAGGTGACGAAGCACATTTATTTAAGGCAAAGTCATTGACTAGTGTTTTGACCAAACTAGAAACCTGTAAATATAAGTTTGGTTTAACAGGTACATTAGATGGCACCCAAACGCACAGATTAGTCTTAGAGGGATTATTTGGTCAAGTTGAAAAGGTTACCACTACTAAGAAACTAATGGACAAAGAAACTGTCGCAGAATTAGAGATTAAATGTATAGTCTTAAAACATAAGGAAGAAGAAGCAAGGCAAGTAAAAGATTTTAAATACTCAGAGGAAATAGATTATCTAGTACAACATCAAAAGAGAAACGAGTTTATTACTAAATTATGTAACACATTAAATGGTAATACACTTTGCCTGTTTCAACTGGTAGAAAAACATGGTAAGGTTTTACATGCTATGCTACAGGAAAATTCAGATAAAAATATTTATTTTGTTTTTGGCGGTACAGATACTGAAACGAGAGAAAAGATTCGTGAGATTACAGAACAACAAAACAATACAATTATTGTCGCATCGTATGGCACTTTTAGCACTGGTATTAATATTAGGAACTTGCACAACATCGTGTTCGCAAGTCCAAGTAAGAGCAGGGTGCGAGTTCTACAGTCGATTGGACGTGGACTGCGAAAGTCTGACAATAAATTATCGGTCAGAGTTTTAGATATTGCTGATGACTTAACACATAACGAGAAAAAGAATTTTACATTAAACCACTTTCTAGAAAGAATTAACATATATGCTGAGGAAGAATTTAATTACCAAATAGACAGGATAAAATTATGACAGAAAAAGCACATATAATAAAGTTGTCTAATGGTGAAGATATAATTGTTACATTAATCGCAGAAAGCAAGGAGTCGATTACTATAACAGATCCACTTAGAATGAGAATATTCTCAAGACCAACGAAAGATGGGATGGTTGAGTCTATGTCATTAGGTCGTTGGATAGAACCATTTAGTGAGAAAGTAGATTACAATATATCTAAAAATCAAATCATAACTTTAGCACCTGCGTCTTTTGCGATGAAAAGGTATTATGATTATATACTACTTACATCAAAAGAACATCTTACTGATGTTCCAGAAATCCCTAAAAGTGAAGATGACGAAGTTAAATTAGTGAATGAAAGATTAAAGGTATTACAAGAATATGTAGATTCTATAAAAGATGAAGAAGAAGATAATTTTGGTGAGGACGACTTATTCGATTTATATGATGAGGTCTCTGATAAGATCCACTAATTACTAATATATATTTACCCTTGCGACATATCTGATTATAATGTTAACAACGAAAAATGTCAAGCATTTTTTAATATTTTTTTTAAAATATTTACAATAAAAGACTTGACTTTTTTATTTCATTATTATATAATGAATACATTATTTCAAGGAACAAAATAATGACTGAAAAAGACAAAAAGAAAAAAGAACACTATGTAGACAACAAAGAATTCCTAAAAGCAATGAAGGAATACAAAAAGAAGTGTGTTGATGCAGAGGAAGCAGGCGATCCTCAACCACAAGTTACAAATTATATTGGTGAATGCTTTTTAAAGATTGCGAATGGTTTATCATACAGACCAAACTTTATTAACTACACTTATCGTCAAGAAATGATTTCTGATGGCATTGAAAACTGTTTACAGTACCTTCATAACTTTGATCCAGAAAAGTCTAGTAATCCTTTTTCATATTTTACACAGATTATTTACTATGCGTTCTTGAGAAGAATTCAAAAAGAAAAGAAACAGACTCACATTAAAAATCAGATGATTGAAAAACAACAGTTTGAAAGTTATGTTGTAAATGAGGGTGATGATACACCTTATGATATTCAAGGATTTGATCCCACAATTATGTTACCTGACGAAGATGTTTATAAAACTAAATCCTCAAAAGAAAAAGTTAAAAATAAATCTGGATTAGAAAACTATATGGAAGAATAATATATTATGAAAATTGCTTTGGTGACGGACACACACTTTGGTGCTAGATCTGATAATACAGATTTCAATGAATACTTTTATAGATTCTATGAGGGTATTTTCTTTCCATTCTTACAACAAAACAATATTAAAACCTGTATTCATTTAGGTGATTGTTTTGACAGACGAAAGTATGTTTCTTATCGCACAGCAAAAGATTTTAGAGAAAGATTTATCACACCTTTTTCTGCTTTAGATATAGATTTACATTTAATTGTAGGTAATCATGACACATATTTTAAAAACACCAACGAAGTAAACTCACTCAAAGAATTAGTGGGTGGTCGTTATAAGAATATTCATGTATATGAAGAAGCACAAGAAGTAGTGTTTGATGGACATAAGATATTGTTTATGCCATGGATAAATGCTAACAATGAAATCTATTCATTTGGTATGATGCAAGAAACTGATGCTGAAGTATTGATGGGACATTTAGAAATAAATGGTTTTGAAATGCATAAAGGTCAAATACATTCATCAGGTGGATTAGACAAGAGTGTGTTTAGAAAGTTTGATACAGTATTTTCTGGTCACTTCCATCACAAATCAGACGATGGACAAATACATTATCTAGGTACACCTTATGAGATATACTGGAACGATTACCAAGATCCTAAAGGATTTCATATTTACGATACTGAAACCAGAGAGTTGACTAGAATTGTAAATCCTTACACTATTTTTGAGAAGATATATTATGACGATTCTTCAGAAGATTACGATAATCATGATGTAATACAGTATAGGAACAAAATAGTAAAGTTAATTGTTGTAAATAAAAAAGACCTATACAAGTTTGATAAGTTTACAGATAGATTATTTTCTGCGGACTGTTTAGATGTAAAAGTTATTGAAGACTTTTCAGATATGGACGCTAGCACAGTGTCAGATGATATAGTAGAAAATACAGAAGATACAATGACACTTCTACACAAATATGTAGATGAGTTAAGTGTAGACTTGGATAAAAATAGATTGAAAAATATGATGAAGTCTTTGTATACCGAAGCACAAGACTTGGAATTATAATATGAAATGTTTGATATATGATTTTGAAACACTCTCGCAAGATATGTTTAATGGCGTAGTTGTTAATATTGCTGCGATGAATTATACTGAGGAAAGATTTACACACGATCCCTACTCATACGAAGAACTATTAGATAAATGTTCTGTAATGAAGTTTGATGTTAAAGAACAAGTAGAAAAATATGGTAGAAAAATTGAGCAAGGAACACTTAATTGGTGGAAGAATCAATCAGCTGAAGCACAACAGTGTTTAAAACCATCTAACGAAGATGTTTCTATTACAGAATTATATCCATTCTTAATTGATAAACATGACGCACCAAACTGCGATAAGATATTTACAAGGGCAAACACTTTTGATCCTATACTGGTTAGATCAATATTTGATAATATCGGTATAAAAAAAGATCCGACTCCTTGGTGGACTATTAGAGATACTCGTTCTTATCTAGATGCATTTCTTTGGGGATCCACTCATAAAAATAGTTTTATGCCTGAAGAAGTAAAAGATAAATTCATACACCACGACCCTAGTCATGATATTTCCATGGATGTTTATAGAATGCAATCAGTGATACAAGCAATACACGGATAATAATATGAT